GGTGATGGTATCACGACAGATGAATTGACCATTGGTGACGTACTGTTTCTAGAGAACAGGGATCGCAACTACGATCCAGACATTATCGAAATGCGTGGCGCATATACTATCAGTGACACTGACTTCGATTTGACTCAGTTTGGTATCTTTTTGGCTGAAGATACGATCTTTATGACGTTCCATTTGAATGAGAACGTAGAGCGTCTTGGTCGTAAGCTAATGCCAGGTGATGTACTAGAGCTTCCACACTTGCGCGAGTATCATCCTCTTGATGGTGACCGCGCAGCAACTAATCGCTTCTACGTTATCGAAGATACATCTCACAGCGCAGAGGGCTATGGTCCTCGTTGGTGGAGTCACTTGTGGAGAGTACGTGCGAAGCAGATGCCAGCATCTACAGAGTACCAAGATATTCTTGATCGTATTGCTGGTGATGGGCAGACTCTTGAATCTCTGCCACCAAGCGATAATCCAGATGATTGTTGTGAAGAAACAATTGAAGATTCTGTAAGCAACAAAGACAAGCTTGATGAGATTACAGATGCTATCATTGAAGAAGCAGCGAGCAATGTTAAGTACGATCCACTATGGTATGATGCTGCTCACTTGTATGTATGTATTGATCCAAACACACAAGAGCATCAGCTAATTTGGTTCAAGACTGGCGAGGGTGATCCACCTAATGGTTTGCCTCTGGCTGGTAGTGGTGCTACATTCCCAGAGACACTAAGCGATGGAGACTATTTCTTGCGCACAGATTTTGACAACCCAATTCTATATCAGAAGCAGGGATCGACATTCAAGAAGATCGAAGTCGATCAACAGAAACTACCGTGGACAGCAGCCAACCAGCTACTTGACACATTCCTCGATAACGAGAACACCAGCACACTTGACGATGGCACAGTCATTAACCAGCGTCAAGCACTAAGTAAAGTAGTACGTGCTAGACCAAAGGATGAATAATGAGTGACACATTCTTCTATGATGAACGGATAAGAAGGTACATACTTCAGTTCTTGCGCATCTTCTCAGACTTCTGTATTGAGCTACCACCTGATGAAGATGGTAACAGAGTACAGAAACGTGTTCCTATTGTCTATGGTGATATGAGTAGAATGGTCGCGCACATCTTAAAGAACAACGATCAGAATACATCTATTACTGCGCCACTGTTCAGTGGGTATATCACATCAGTAGATATGGCTCCTGATCGTCGCCAAGACCCACATGCTGTTCATCCAATACGTGCAGTAGAGCGCACATACAATACTGAAACTGGTTTATACGAATCAACTGTTGGCAATCGCTTTACAGTAGAACGTTACATGCCAGTTCCTGTTAATCTCACGATGAATCTCGATCTATGGACAACTAATACGACTGATAAGCTACAGCTATGGGAGCAGATTCTAGTGATCTTCAATCCATCCGTACAGCTACAGACGAACGATAACCCACTAGATTGGAGTGCCATCACAGAAGTAGAGATGACTGATATGAATTGGTCTAGTCGTGGAGTACCACAGGGTACAGATTCTACCAATGACTTCTCTACATTCACATTCAAAGTTCTTGCGTGGATTAATCCTCCAGCGAAAGTTAAGCGTCAAACACTCATTGAGCAGATCGTTACGAACATTGTAAGTGGTGACGTTGGTTCTATTGAAACTGATCGTATCTTCGATCCAATTGGTAATCTAGAGACATTCGAAGATTTGGATAAAGTCATCGTAACTCCAGGAAACTATCGCATTGATGTTAGTGCGATTGATTCTACTACAAGCAGAGTAGAGCTTCTAAATGAGTATGGTGCGAGTGATCCTACACTGGCATGGGCTAATCTATTCACAACGTATGGACGCATTGATCCAGAGACTACTGTGCTTACTCTCAAGACAGAAGATGACATTGAAGATACATCTGGTGATATTCTTGGTTCACTAGAAGTTAGTGATACTGAGCAGAACATTGCCATTTTCACAGTAGATGCAGACACACTACCAACAACAATTGGTAGTGGTCCTGTCAATGATTTGATTGACCCAAGTGTGAACTTTCCAGGTGATGGGACTCTACCAGCAGCAGCGGCTGGTCAGCGTTATCTTCTACTAACCAACGGAGATGGTGTTGATCCACTGATTGCAGACAATGGTGATGGTCTAAATCCTTGGGGTTCAATTGAAGCATACGAGAATGACATTATTGAATACAATGGCACTAATTGGTTTGTAAGCTTTAATGCATCTGAGATAGACACAGCACAATACGTTGTGAGTCTGTCTGATTCTCAGCACTACCGCTTCGATGGTACACAATGGGTGTATACATATCTAGCGACGTACAATCCTGGTTACTGGCGAGTTGCAATTCAATAATTAACTACGCAGTTTTTGTATAAATAACTGCATGGAAGATCAAAAGATAGCAGCAGGCGCACTGTTCGTATCAGCTGAAACCCAACGCATTCTACTACAGCTACGCGCATCAACGAAGTCCTCTCATAACAATGAGTGGTCGCTCTTTGGTGGCATGGCGAAAAATGGCGAGACACCAAGTGAGACTATGCTACGTGAGTGTGAAGAGGAGCTTGGTGAGCTTCCAGAGATCAACAAAATCTATCCATTCGATATATACGAATCCAAAGATAAGAGTTTCCGCTACTATACATTCGTTGTCATTCTAGATGATGAGTTCAAGCCAACAATCAACAAAGAGTCATTGGGTTATGGCTGGTTTGATTTTGGAGTATGGCCTAAGCCAATGCATTATGGCGCACGTAATAGTCTTGGTACTAAGAAAGCAGAAGCGTTGATAGATATAATACTAGGCCAGCATTAAACTTCTGTAAGAATGATATGTGATCCAGCATATACTGTGGATGCTGTTGCGTTCGATGCAATCTGCGCCCAACGAAATCCAAACGTACCACCAGTTCCGTCAGTCGTAATCAGACCATGACAGATATTGAATTGTCGTAGTGATGTAGTCGAGGAGAATGATACTGTATCAAGATCAGTAGCTTCTGCATCGTCTGGATAACGTGGTGTACCAAGTGTATCTAAGAAGTCAATATTATTTCTCTGATATACATAATATCCTCTGGTTGGTGTACCAGGAAATTGAAAGTCAAATCGTATTGCTACATCTGTAGCTGTTCTTATCCACGCTTTGATTAGATACGTAGTATTTGCAGCCACTGTTACTTGCATATCACTATCAAGCGAAAGTGTAGCATCAGTGGTGATACTCTCATCACTTGTTTTTACGCCAGTTAGTTGATCGCCAGTAGCCATTAAGAGATTTCCGTTAGATGAATGTATGAGCCTTCTTTGATAGTGGATGCTGTAGCATTGGAATCTTCTTGCGCCCATTCAAGTGCAAAGTCCTGAATACCACCAGATAGCTCACCATATATGTAAACTGCTAGACCAGGGCCATGACTAGTACTTAATGGTATATCACCAATTTCATCACCATCTAGTCCATATGCAGTATCATCACTAGTACTATCACCATTTGCACGAACAGCCCACGACCCATTTAATCCAGTATTAAGCCCAAGATTCAATCGTCCTGCTCCACCATAGACTAGAAGCAAACCTTCCATAGTGTAATCGCCAGCAGGCAAGTCAGTAAAAGTTAAGTGCGGATCATCTGCGAGTGTTGTCGTAGTTGAACGACTCGTATCTGCTGTTTTAAATGCTATATAATGACTACTCATATATTACTCCAAAGCCCACATTTTGATCCATGATCCAGTGAGCAGTCTAACTGCATTTGAGCCAGAATCAATAGCCCATTGCATAGTGAATGTTCCTGCTGTATCAGTTCTGAATGCACCTTCACCATTCAAACTGTTTTCGTCAGCGTTGTTGAATGCACTACCAGCTTGTATTTCAAACTGTGCTGACCATGCACCACCAATCTGTCCAGTGTTATTTAGTCCACTAATACTAGCCAAGTTTGTACCACCTTCGCCAGCACCATACATTACCACTTGACCACTAGCAGTTCCAGGGTAGTTCCATTCGATAAGTAGATTTGGCGGACTCGTTGCTGAGTTACAATCACTACGTATAAATGCTCTGAAAGAATACCATGTGTTCGCAGCTACACTGAATGTTAGCTGGGTATCATCAGATGGTGTGGTAGATGTGGTAGTGCTTGAGTTTGTTGTGCGGTATGCAAACAGTGGTTGTGCCCCTGGCGATACTGCCTCTGCACTGGTGGCAACCATGATACCACCACCAGCAATCATCATACTCATTAGCTTAGTCCTATGCCCCAAATATCATATACTGTATCAGAAACTTTACGTACAGTAGCAATACCACCACGCGCAATTGTTACATCTACGTCTGCTGGTGCAGAACCACCACCATCCCAATAGCGAATAGTTACTGATGTACCACCACGGAATGTTAGTGTG